AATATTTAAGTATTCACTAATTGGTCCATCTCCGTATTGTGGGGAAGACGAAGGAGTATTTTCATAAGTATTTATATCTATTATTTTTAAATATATGGCACCATCTGAAGAATCTAAACCACTACCACTAATATTGACCCTATTACCAACAAATAATAAAGAAGAACCTAAATCTTTTAATTCTTTATTTGACTTTAAAGTATTGTTAGTATTTACAAAACCTCTACAATCAAATCCACCACTAACTGGTATGAAACTTTTGTACTTTGAAAGAACTTTATCAACATTTAATTCATCTAAATAAGTATATTTGTAATATTTTACACTTTTTTTATCAATAATAATATCTTCTGTTTTTAATAGAGCTCCTTTGTATTCGGGTAACGGGTTAGTGATATCCTTTACAGGTTTAGACAATTTATCCAATATTTCATTTACTTGGTCATCTTCATTACCACCAAGTAAACCACTTATAGCGTTAATCATTGTTGTTTTATCCACTTTATCTAACTCACTTGTAATTATATTAAATAAGTTGTCAGCTTCAAGCGTTCCCATTATCTCAATTTGATTTTTACCAATAATTCTATTAGCTAAACCTAGACCGTTAAACCCTCTCATCATTAAGCACCTATAAGCGTTATATGGTGTAGTTTTCTGAGATGTTTGACCATCTTTTATTATAGCCTTATAATATGGGTTGTGTGTTATTAATCTATCTTCATCATTATCATTATCATTATATGAGATGGGTGCATCAATAGGTGAGACTGGAAAAAAAAGCGGTGTTTTAATACCACTAGCACTTCTTGATTCATCAGATTTAGCTATTTTCATTAATTTTTCTAATATTTCTTCAACAAACTCAACTTCTGGTACTAATGAGAATTCTTGCTCAGTAAGTTTGGAGCCAATCCATGTCTCGTAGAGTGATGTGTCACTTGTAGAAGATTCATCTTCATTTAAAGAAAAAGATTTAGCCGATTGTACTGATTTATATTCTGGCCAAGGATATATGGTTTGACCATCCTTTATGTCCATGTTGTTGTACCCTAGCTTTTCTATTAATATTTTTCTTCTTTCTGGATTTGCTTCAGCATCTTTAGATACCCGTCGTATTGTTTGTAAAAAAATTTGAGAATGTACAGATAATATGTCTATAATATTTTTAATTGTTGGTTTGAACTGTTGTTCATTAACTTTCTTTTTTAATAGATTAGTTAATTTTGTTGTTAATGTTTCTTTTCTAGATTTAGCATTTTCGAATCTGTCTGAGGCTTCTTTAAATGGTGTTGAGAAATCGTACAAAGTAAAATTTGTTAGATTTGCTTTTGGTTTAATTATAAAGTTTCTAATTATTTTATCACAAAATTTACTTCGTGATTCTTCGTTATCGTAACCATTACCCGAATTACTTAGTGCGGAAGAAAGTGTTTCCGAGTTGGCGAAATCAGATAAAACTAATTCTGTTTTTTTTATTTTATTAAGTAAGTCTGTTTTTATTTTTAAATTGTCTATCTCAATTGTTTCGTTTATACCAGTATCACCATCCCATGCTCTAGCAGTGTCAGTTTTAAATTTTTTTATTAAACCGCTCACTACGTCATTATCATTTATTTTAGCAATTAAAACTACATCAGATAAATTACTATCTAGTAAGTCGTTTATACCTTGTGTAGATATATCTTTACTTAATGTCACAATACTTTTATTTAATTTTTTAAATATACTAATTAAATTAGTTATTGAATTAATTTGTTTTATTTCCTCACTATCTTCTTTAAGTTTTTTAAAATCTCTACCAGTTTTATTGACATAATCTAAAAATTTATCAATTCTGATTAGATTTGGATATTTTAAAACCCCAGTTTCATCATCTGTCTCAGTTTTGTATTTTTCAAATAACGTTTCACCTCTTGTTGTTAGTGCCGCTGCTCTAATATACCCTATTATGCAATCAGTTAGTAACGCAAATGTATAACCAATAAACTCAGTTTGTATTTCAAAATTACCCGTTTGTGAATTAAATGAAGCGTTCCAGCTTCTTAAATGTAAACAATACGTTACCGCTTTACCGTAGAAACCTTTAACAGTTAATTCGAATATTGGAAACGGCATTTCAAAAAACATCTTGTATTTTGACGAGCTACCTTGTTGTAGTATTGACTGACCTCTAACGTCTATAAATTTTATACTTATTTGAGGTATGTATGCTGTGTCAAATTTAATATCTATTGATTCAATACCTAAAGCTTCTAAGTCGTTTTCACCTCCAGTATTGAAGCTTGTGTTTATTTCTGTATAGTTAGTAGTTAAAGACCTTCTGTCGCCAACTGGTGAACCTTCTATGAATCCTATAACTTTTGACGCTTGACCATCATTATTGTTACTAATAGTACCAGTACCTTCGTCACCGTTTCCGCTAATTACACTTCTACCTCTTGTGATTGTTTTTAGCTCAACACTTATTGATAAGTCTTCAGTTGGTATTATTTGCCCATCACATGGATTAGGTTCTACAAATAATAGTCTTTGTGGTCGTTTATCCGCCATATAATGTTTTATAAGTTTCTACTGCATTTAAATATCTTTCCAATGCAGAATTGAAAGGGAAAGGTATCCTTAATACTTCACGATTTTTAATACTAAATTCTAAGCCACCATATTGTGGGTTAGCTAATAATATCAACCATCCGTGATAAGGGTTATTATAGTACTTTTGACTAAGAATGTCAAGTCTTGTCTCACCTATTTTATATACCACATTTTTATCCGTACTAAATGCTGGTAACTTAATACCTGGTATTGGTTTCATTGTTCCGTTGTCTCTGAATTTTTCGTATCTATCAAAATATATTGCCATAATCTTTTTATTTAATTATTACCCTGTGAACACAAGAGGTTTAGTTTGTGTTTTTGATACCTTTTCACCGTTACCTTCTATAATTACTTTTAATCTATATCCGTAGTCTATGTTATTATTAAATACTGGTGTTCTAGTAATATCGTTATTACATGCTATTAAACCTTCTATTTGTGCGGTCATGTTCTGAAAAGCAACTTTACCGTTAAATGTGAGGTTTTTGAAGTATTTTAACTGTATTAAACCACAACCATTAGGTAATGGTTCTAAAACTGAAACTGAATCTGGGTCTAAATCAGTATTAAGTGGTCGTAAGCCTTCTGGAGTTAACATTATTTTACCCATTTCAGTTTCTCTAGGTGGAGATATAGGTTTTAAATCACTATAACAAATAGTTTTCAAACTATCTGTTGAGTCAAATTCATTTCCACCATTCTTTTCTCTAATTAAAATAAATGTTATAACGTATTCTTTAGTTGGTGGTATAACTTTGTTGTCCTCATCTCTAATAAAACACACATCCACATATATTTGCTTACCACTACTTGGGCCGTCACCGATACTAAAGTATTCCAATGTTCCAATACTAATATTTTTCTCTAATGTAAATTCATCTGAAGTTTCTTTCACCTCCTCTGGTGTCGGTACAGTTTTAACCTCTGCCTCCACTTTAGCAACTTCTTCCTGGTCAACAACTACATCACTCTTATTAGGAACACCTGGTTTTTTATCATACTCTTCCATTAGGTTTTTTGATGCTGGGAATCTACCTGATATTACTTCACCAGTAGGACCGTCTTTTTTAGGTTTTTCTATTGGTCTAATTCTTTCAGCTCTTGGGTCGTATAATTCGGTATTTGCAAAGTAATTAAATGATATACCATTTTGTAATCTATTAATTGGACCTTTAAGGCTTGACCCTCCTATAAAGGCAAATCCGATATTAACATTAGCTATCATTGGCTGAACACCTACCCCTTCTGGGTTTAAATCCCAAACTAACGGTTCGTAATCAATAGTTAAACTTTCTATAATTATTTTAGTATGATAGAAATCACCTATACGTAGAATACATACAGGCGGTCTACCAAATGCTAAATTATCTGGTGTGTTTTCGTTAGTAGTAGGACCTTGCCTCATACATTGTTGTAAAAACGTAAGTCTAGAGTTAAAACCTTCTGGAGTTATAGCATGAAAAGCTGGATGAAAGTTTTTTATTTTATCTTTGATATCCCTACCGATAAAAGATTCATCTTCAGCACCTATTGCTTCGAAATAATCACACTCTGTATAGAATCTAGATAAGGGTATAACTTGTCTAGGTACTGGTTCGTTAGGGTCAAATAGGGTAACTCTACCAGTATCAGCTATCTCTAAAGATGGGTCGTATACTATATCAACACTAACCTCTCTTTGACCTTTACATCCAGCAGAATCTACTGAGTTTTCAGGAACGCAACCGCTATTTATTCCTGGAGCGTCAGAGGCTTTAATCCTGTTTGCTGGTATGTTTGCGTTTTTTATAAGATACTCTTTAATATTGTTAGCTCTGTTTTTAGCAAGAGTAGTGTTACCTGCTGTAGTTCCATGTATACTTGCGTAACCAATAACAGAAACTTTACAGTATTTACAATCACCTTCATTCATATATTTATCTAAATCAGATAAAAATGTAGGACCAGCAAAAGCTGGAACCTTGGTGCCAGCATTAATGAAGGGTGCTTTTATTGTTTCGGGTAAGTATTCTTTATCACCAAGTAGTATTGATGGTAGATTGTAACCAAAATTAGTATTATCTGGGTAAGTTATAGGTGTGTCACATACATCACTACTACATGTTGTTCCTGTTAGAACACCGTCGAGTAACATATCTTCTGGATTGTCTTTATCAATAATAACTCCTTTTCCATTTACACCGTTTTCATATCCACTATCTATAATGTATTGTACGTTTGTGTTGTTGTTAGGAAAGAATACAGCGAAGTCAGTTCCTATTTCTTTATTTGTCAACAAACCCTCCATTTGTTTATTATTTTGAGAGACATCATACGCTGCTCTTTCGTCATCATTTAATAAAAGGTTTCTAATAGCTTCAATATCTAAGGCTCCTGCAAAGAATGCTGAAATTTCAGAATCACTCCTGTCTTTCATAAAGTTCAAATAGTTAGGGTGGTCAACAACTATTTTCCATCCTAAAGTACCAGTCCTTTCGCTATTATTGTAAGTGTATATAGGTTCACCTCTACCTATAAAATTTGTCCTTTCCCAGTTAGCAGACGTGCTTTCATTAATTACCATATCATATGGCGGGAACCACATAATCCTACCTTTACTACCTGTTAGTGAATCTCCAGGACCTTTTTCACAATCAAGTAATTTATTTGTTTCACCATCCCATGCAAGATTTTCTATTGAAAACATGAACTTCTTTATATTATTTTTTTTGTGTGGTGCGATTTTAACTAAACCGTTTAATCCAAGTACTGAGTCTAATACTTCTACATTATCTACTCTTCCGTCTGGACTTAAAGCACTATGCTTTTGAAGGTCTTTATATTGGTCGTATTTATCAACTGGAGACCAAGCTCTAACAAATACTTCATCTGGATTAATATCTTTACCTAAGTTTTTTCCACCATTTTTTAATACACCACTACCCTTAGACATGTATCTTTGTCCTCCTATTTCACGAGTATTACTTGTTTCATCGAACTCACCTATACCTATATTAGCTTGGACCCCTTTACCGTTTACTAAGGTTCTCATTTTTCCAGAATTAAATAATTCTTGAGTTTTAAATAATATTGACTTTTTTTCTTTAAAATCATTACCATTTAACGCTGTATCGCTTTCTGCTGCTAATTTATTATACTTATCATCACTCCATATAAATTTAGAATATCCACTATCCTTGAAGCCTTTTGAATCAACTGATGTTTCTACATGGTGATTATTGATAGTAGTAGGACCTTCTTTAAAACCACTGGTACTAACCATACCTTCTAAGTTATATGAAGATTGAGGTACAGGACTATTAACTGATGTATTGATTAATATATCTTTAATTTTTCCGTCACCGTCATCTAAAGCATATAATTTGTAATCACTTATCTCGTCATCACCGCTATTAAATTTTGGTGCATACCCTTGCCTATTACCTAAAAAACCTACATTAATATTAGATTTTATATTAGCAAATAAACTATTTACAGTACCTCTACCAGTGTTAGAAATCATACTGTTTGCTCTATCTATATTACTTGCACCGATATATCCTTTTGTGTTATACGAAAATATGTCAGCAGAATCTGGTAATTGGCTAACTGGTAATTTAGCACCAGTCATTCTTTCTAATATATCAATAGCACCACCAAGGTCGCTATCTTTTACGGTTATTTTATTATTAGGTACAAATAAATCACCACCCATAGCTAAGCTTAGTGGATTTGTGTTTACTCTACCTATTGTCTCTTCTTGTAAGTTGAAGGCTATGTTATTACCGATAGCTGCTGCTAAGTATTTTGAACTTATCTGACCAAGTCTAGTGTCGTCTAAAATACCTGTTGATGTTAATGCTCTACCTGCTAATGAACTTCTAACGTCAAAATCAGGTACTGGATTACCACTATTAGGGTCAAAACCTACCCCACCACCAGTTAAAGCACTTCCGATTACATTGACTAATTGTGTCGCTTTAGCACCACCTAAAAAGGCATTATTATAATCTATATAAGATGTATGTTGAGTTTGAACTGCCGTAGTATCTATAACAGTCCTAGTCTGTTTATCTACATCTAAATACATATTTTTAGTTGTATTAAACTCCCTTATATCTCCACCCGCAAAAGGACCATTTTCTGGTACATGGTTACTAGTGTATGTTTCAAGAGTTGGTGCGTAGGTGTTAGGACTTAAGTTAAGGGTTGCTAACGAAGCGTTGGTTTCAAATGGTAATAATACGAGACTAACTCTTTGGTAATTACTAGACCTAAATTGATTTTGTGTAATCATTAAATCTCTTCTAAACACACCGTCAGTTTCTGGGTTTTTCTGTACGTTTAAATCAACTAAACTAGTATTTGTTGTTATATTAGTGTCTGGGTACGAAACAGCATTATTACGGTAATACTCCTTACTTCCTGAATTGAATAGGTTAAATATTGTGTTGTCTGAATCTCTCCAAAAAGGTCCATCATTTGTTGGAGAACTTAATTTAGTGGTTGAATACTGACCATATGATGAGTCTGGAAATATTATATCTACACTATTATATGGTATATTTAAGTTTGTATAATCAAGTGTATTTATTTTATTAAATTTGACATTGGTTTTTCTATATACTACACCTTCTGTCTCTATATCTTCAGAACCTTTAACAAGTCCTACACCGTCACCTATATCAGATGTTTTATTAACACCATCTAACCAAGAGCTAAGACTGTTGTTTTTAACAGTATCAGTTAATAAATTTCTATTTAATAACGCATCTCTGAAATCTGGAGAAAAGTTGTTTATCGTAAACTGTGAATTACTTGGCATAGTAAAATATTTTATATATATATATAAATACTATGCTAATAGAAATTTTATTAAAATAAAGGTTTTAACTTAATAATTAATATATATATATTTATAGTTATAATTAATATATATGTATATAGTTATATCTTATATTATATATAATAACAAAAATACTAATAAAAATTTTGTTTGTCAACCCATATAGTTATTTTTTTTTAAATTAATTAATAATTTTAACCTTTTGCACTCTCTATCCCACCGTTTAAGTTGGCTGAAATCATTCTATTTATATTTACATTAAGACCCTGCTTAATCTCATTACTATTAACTATAGCTTTAGCCATATCATCACTAACACCAACAGCGTTTATATTTATATTAACATCCATTCTTTCAAACTTATGTGTCATTTTAGTACTACCATTATTAGTCGAACCGCCACTACCATTATTAGTTAAAGTTTCAGCTGATTTATTCAATTGGTTTTTAGATGTAGAAGCTAGAAGAAAATTATCTCTATCGTCAAAACTTACTTTAGTACCAAGTTTCACAATACCATCTTTAACAGGTAAGGTATTAGCTCTCATACTCATTGAACCTCTTTTTTCATCACCGTAAATAGCATCACCAGCTGCTTCACCTAAAGCACCACCACCATAAGCACCAACAGCACCACCAATAAGACCACCGATAAGGGTACCTACAACAGGAAATAAAGCAGTACCAATAGCAGCTCCAGCTAAAGCTCCAGCCCCAGCTCCAATACCTTTAGCAGCTGTCCTTCCAATGTTTTCACTCCTATCCATACCCATTTCAGAGTTTTCGCTGTATTCGCTGTAAGCGGCTAAACCTCCAGCAAGTACACCGCCGCCAACCATTGCTCCTTTACTCAATCCACCAGCAGCACCTAGTAATCCCATCTTAGTACCTAAACCACTAAGACCACCTAATAATGAGCCAGGCCCCATAGCGCTAGCTACAAGATTAAAACCAGCACCAAGTGCCGCACCTTTAGCAATCCAAATAGCTGTTGTACCTAATAATGCAATACCAATACTTTTTATAGGGTTTTTTATGATAAACTTAGTGATTGTACCAACAATACTAGCTGCACCACTAATGAAACTCCTAATAGATTCTTTAAACTCTTCATTATTAACCAAATCCTTAAGTGGTTCAGCAAAATCTTTCTTAAGTGCTTTAGCTATTGGTATTAATAATTGAGAAAATGAAGTTTTAATATCATCTAACGTCTCTGCTGCGGTTCTAGCCTCCTCAGCTCTTTCATCAAGAGTTTCTTTTTCTTTTCTAAGAAATTTTAAATCACGCTGAGTAAGGTTCTTAACATACTTACTAAGTTCACCAACTTGTATTTTTATCTCACCACCTTTTTCAATTTTAGCCATACCACTAATTAATTCCGCATCTTCATCGGAAAAATTAACAGGCGTTATCGACCCAATCATTTCAATTCGTTTTTGAGCTACAGCCATTTCTTGCAGTCTCTCAGCACCAAGACTAGTTATTTCTCCAAGCTCTCTCATCCTGTCTAGCGCTGCACCACCCTTAACATCAAACTCCCCAGTTTTTTTATTAAACGTAACAAACTCAGATGAAGCTTTAGCAATATCCTTAGAAAAACCTTCCATGTCATTTCTAGCTTTAAACATCAACTGCATAGGGTCTGCCATTCTAGCGAAAGCACCACCCATAGTCTGAAGTCTAGCTGCAAACTCAATAGCAGCTTCTGGTCTAAAAACTTTATCAGCAACCCCAGCCATGGCATCCATGTCTATTTTTAACTTCAAAGATTCTGTAGCCATCTTAGCGAGACCTTCGGCACCACCCTTAAATCTAAACCTTTGAGCTAATTTAAGGCTCTTAGAAGTCATCTCTGCAGCTTTAGCTGCGTTAACACCTATAGACCTTGCATATTCTACAGTTTCAAGAACTAAATCCCTACTAGTTAAAACACTAGCACCGAATTTATCCATAGAGGCAGCCATGCTAACACCAAATCCAGCAATACCAGTACCTTCTTCCATCTGAGCTAAAGCCTGAAGACCTTCCACGCTAAGTATTGTAGCTCTTCCGACTTCTTCACTATAGCTTTTTTGCATCTCAGCTAATTTCTTAACATTGACACCCATGAATACCGTAGTATCAGCAGCTCTCTCTAAGTTTGAAGAAAATGCTGCGGATTGCTTAGCACCAACACCAATACTACGTGCGGCGTTACGGATTTCTTTATCCATTTCAAACACACCAAGAGTCTTAAGTTTACCAAACCCAACTCCTATTCCTTTAAAAAACTTACCAGTACTTCTAGCTATAGCTTTAAGTTTATTACTCTCCTTAACCGCTTCTTTTAATGTATCTAAAGATTCCTTTTCTTCTTTAACTTGTAGCCCTAGTAAGGCAACGTTTTTCTTCCTTATTACTACTTCAGCCTTTAACTTAGCTAAAGCTACTTTAGCGGAAGCAGCAATTTTTTCACTTTTACTTTCTGCAAGTGCTTGCCATCTTTCTTTTTTATTTTGTATTGACGCTTCGTACTCTGCTAATTCTTTTATTTGTTTATTTTTTTGCTCTTCAATATGAAGGATATCATTTTGAGTTTTCTTTATTTTTACAAGTATTTTAGCGTATTCACCAATACCTTGTTCAAGTTTTTTTTGATTTGCAAGCATAGCGGCAGTTTTATTCTGCATTGCTTTAAATTCATCACTAAGGTCATCTAAATTCATCTCTTACTTTTTTACGTTTTTTAATATTTTTAATTCACCAACACCAAGGTATTTATCCTTAGTGTCTTCACTATCCTCATCAGATAATTGATAAACCTTAACTTTGTAAATATAAAATTCCTCTTTATCTTCTTCTTCACTCCCTAATATAATACTATATTTATTAGTTTCGTTTTCATCAATAATTTGATTAAAATCAGTACCAAACGTAACTCTATTATTATTAGACTTACCTTTTAAAGATATCACCTTAAAGTCTTTATTAAAAAATTCTGAATCAAGACCCCCATTCTTATCTTTAAAAGAACCTCTATCTAATTCTGATATAAATATTTCATTAATAGGGAATTTTTTTGACGTATTCGCCATATCCGATACAGTTCTATACCACTCACCCATCCTGTCTTTAATTGGTAATATACCTTTTTTTCTAGCAATACCTAATAATTCTAAGAAATGATTAGGCTTACTAGATATAGCGTCTTGTAAGAACTTATTATTAGTAACTAACTTATTTATTAACACTTTCATCTGTTCATCTGTTAGCGTTTTATTATCTATACTTTCATCATATTCAGAATCACCTTCTTTCTCATTATCCTTATAATCCTTATCTTTATCATAAGGACCAACAACTACAAACTGCATTATATTAGTAATAGCGTCATCTTCCTTAGCTCTATCACCGTCTTCATCTTTATCATCCTTAAATATCTCTATGTCAAGAGTAAACATTTTAAACACCGCCTTACTTTCCTCGTCTATATTTACACTTTTTTTATCTATAATAAAAGTTGAATCTTTACCTACTAAATGTTTATATATGTCACCAGACTCCCCTTCAACACTTAATACTTCAAAATCAACTATTTTACCCCTTCGATTAATAACATGTATTAATACGTTACCGTCTTTTATATTCTTAGCTATTTTACCGTTTTTATCTTTTTTAATATTTTCTTTATAATCTCCAATACTTATCTCATATTTATAACCAGATTTAATTTGATTAAGTGTACTAATTACCGCAACCATAGAATCAATTTTACCCTTAGATTCGGGTTCTTCTTTAGAATCATCTTTTTCATCATCACCAGTAGTAACAGAACCAGTAGTCATATCAATACTAAACTTCTTATCAGACACAGCTGATAAATTACATTCAATAGCCTTACCATTACTTTTATGCACACTAAACTTGTCTACATTTTTAAATGTTGACTTTTTCCATATGTCAGAACCAACAGTTTCCCATGGGTTTTTATCATCAATCTTGCTATTTTGAGCTAATGAATAAACTAATGTATTCTTAGAAATAGAATCTCCTTTTATATGAAAATAAGCGTTTTTATAAACGCCATTATCACAATTAATCATCATAAACTCATTCCCATTCTTAGAAACGACTTTAAAAAACATCCTATCTTCACCACGAACCACTTCAATAGCGTCAGATACTTCTAACTCCCCTAAGTTATCAGTTAATACTGATTCAAATAGTAGTTTATTATATTGACTTTCAGTTATTATTAATTTTCTTTTTTTATTATTGAAAATCCTATCGTATTGTGATTCTTTTAATATTAATCTCATGATATTCCTTTTTATATAAATATATAGGTATAACGAAAAATAGCTAACTATTTAATTAGTTAGCTATTTCTCCACTTTTCATTTTTGATTTTAATTGTTCACCACCTACTCTAGTAGTTCTAGAACCTTTATTACCTTTACTTTTCATCTTAGAGACTTGTTCCTCTGTTTCTTCTTGCCTTTTCTCGTTTTCATTCATTAACTTATGTAGAAAAAACCTCCTTTCACACGTTGGAGCTGATAAGACATCTTGATAAGTCATACCCACATGTTTTATACATGCATATATTTCTTCCCAAAGATTAGACTTATATGCTGCTGTTAGGCCAAAAAAACCTTGGTGTAAAGGGAAGAAACGTAGTTATGGACCCACCTCCAGGAGTCCCAACAGTTATCATCAAATCGATATCACATTTAATTTCGGAAATATAACCCCTCAATTCTTGCGCATCTAAGACTCTCATACTGTTAATGAAATTTTTAATAAACTTTTTATCTGTATTACCATCAACTGAAACAACTTGCCTCTCTAATATAAGAGTCTGCTCTTCGTTAATAACACCTTTTTTTAACTTATCTACCATAGATTCTAAATCATCAATATCTCCAACCGTAAGTAGTTTAAAGTTAATAATGTGTTTTGACAAAGGTAATTCAAAATTGTATAATCCATTACTCTCAGGCTCTAAAGTAAGATTAATTGTTTTTAATTCAGAAAGGTTAACTTCGGACTCAAACTCAGTACCATCTTCATCTGTGATTAATACTGGATATTTCTCACCATAACCAGTAGCCCTAAGCCAAATCATAATAGCGTTTCTATCGCCTGGTATTAAATCTCTATACCTAAGTCCTGGCTCAAGTAATTTTCTATTAATAAGAATTTCAAGAAACTGCCCACTTTCAACAAGGTTTGGTGATGTAAGTATATTTTCATCTGCCGTTGTTAAATAAGCGACCTTAACACTAGATTTTTTACCTGGGTAAAACTTACCTCCAGAAGGTAACGGTATAATATCATAAGGTTGGTTCATTTGCGGTTGACTAATAGACTCAATAAACGGGTCATATTTAGGGTTATTTTCATTACTCGCTCCAGTATAATTATTAGTAATTGGTGGTACAACTGGTGGTACAACTGGTGGTACAACTGATGATGCCAATGACTCTTTAGTTTGAGACATCAACTCATCTCTTCTCTCATACAACTTATCAGAATCAACTTTATTTCTAGCTAACGCCTCATCTCTAAGTTTAATTTGCTCCGCAGTTCTTCTAGCCATTTCTTGTACGGCAGCGTTTTCAGCTGTAGACACCTGTGGGTTGGTTATATCATTTTCAGACTCCAGTTGTTGTGAAATCAACTCTCCAGTTTCATTAGCATCTTTAATTTGCTCTTGACTTGGAAATACATTTGGTTTTTTATCGCTCATAGTAAAACTTTTGTTTATTTTTATAAATGTACTATATAAATACAATAAGTAAAGTTTTTTACAAAAAAAAAGACCTTATTATGGTCTTTTTGTTTTTTAACTATATATTTATGTAACTAATTACGATAAACCTTCATCACTACCAACATAATTAATAACTTTTGGTACTGCTTCATATTTGTTATCTGAAGTAATTAGTGTTGCCATATTATTCAACTCATTTTCCATACCAGATATTATCATTGACATGTCAGAATTAAAAGCTTCCAAATCAGTAGGTCCGTTAACTATAGTTCTTTTAGTGTTATTATAATATCTATCTTTTTTCATTGGTCTATATGATTCACCATCATTAGATATTTCAAATGTATACATTACAACCTCACTATCTTCAATAATCTCTACAGGTTTACTAAGTCTAATTAAGAATTTATCGTTTCCTTTATGATATTCAATAACCATAGGGTTACCTTTACTAATTAACTTGTTAGCAGCATCAACCTTAAGCTTAACACCTTCAATTGGTGTTTCGTCTACATCATAAAAACTTTCCTTTATAACACCCTTTGATTCAAGGTATCTTGTTTCAGCTATAAGGTTAGCTTTTTGTATATTTTTCTTTTTATCAAATCTTCTCATAATATTTTATTTATTTACTAACTATTGAAAACGGAACTTTCTCGTATTGACTAATAGTATTCTCTAATATTTTAATTTCCTCATCAGTTAAATACACTTTAATATTTAAACTAGTAATTGTATCACCCTTTTCAATAATAACTTTACTATTTACTATCTCATAATCAGTACCAACATTTAACATACTAACTAATTTATCAACATTAATTTTTGCTTTTTTATTAGATATATTTCTATCTGAAGATTTACCAATTACTTGTATTTCAACAGAAGTTCCAACGCTATCTACCTGCCCTATGTCAGTAGCTTTATTAATAGCCCTACTCTGAGCGTTAGTTATGCCAGGCGTCGCTAACAAAGCTGTTAAAATACCTGCGGTTAACACACCCTTCTTAACATACCCTTTAACCTTATCTAAAACGCCAACAAAACTACCCTCATTTAAAACATCCAGTTCACTAATAATATCATTGTATATTTTTTTTTCTCCTGGGGTTAAATTATCACTTTCTTTTATAAGATTTTTTAAGTCAACATACCTCCGCTCACTAAGTAAGTTAGCTTTTTGTATATTATACTTTTTATCAAATCTTCTCATAATAACCCTTTATTTATAAATATATGAATTATTATCTAAATTAACAAAAAAAAACCACTTAGAGGTAGCGACACTTCTAAATGGTAAATAGCCATAGCTATATACGGTCCTAAAATCGTATTTTTTTTTATAGAAATAATCTATAATATTTTTTAGAATAATAATATTGCTCTATCAAATCTTAAATCTGCAGTAATGTCAGCAATCGTATCATCATCCATAGATAAATCACCGAAGTTAACGTTAGTAAGCATTGTTTGTTGTAATAACCACTTTTCAATTACTACACCTGTTGGGTCAAGCATCTCTAATTCAATATCTTTTTTATAACCAGCAGCATAACCTTGTCTACCAGTAATAGATTCAGACTGAAGTCTAACCCACTCCATAATAGCCTGCGCAGCCGAAGGGCCAATAGGGTCTCTAAATGTAACTGAAATCGCCTCCCAGTTAAACCTACCAACTACCCAAGTAGAAGTGTTTAAAAATGGAATCTCCACTTCATTCTGTGTAATTGATGGTCTTGAAGCCGAAGCTAACCACCACTCTTGAATTCCTAGTTCTGCTGGGAACCTCAAGAGCCATCTATTTTTTTTCTTTGGCTCATACGTGCCAGGCATTTTCATTAATAAATCAGCCATAGTTTAATTTTTTGAATATTAGTTTATTATAGAGTATTAAGTCTCCATTACTTATAAATATCACGATATTTAAAAAAAAATAAAAAAATATAAAAAAAAACTAACCTTTATTTTGTATAATGATTTATTATTCGTATATTAGCCCTATGAGAAATTTATTAATTACTTTATTAGTTATAATTACAGCGTCAACAACTGCACAAACAGGTATGGATAGTTTGATGTTTAATGAAATAAACAACCTTAGGTCTGACCCTAAATCTTATATCCCATTGGTTATTAACTACATCATAATTCAAAAAACTAGGATTAATAAAATTAAAAAAGGTGAAACGAAAGTTTCATCTACTAACGGAACTATGACTAAATCTAATAGTATGACAAATAAAAAAACAGTTAGAGGTATTAAATTAATCAATATAAATATAAAAGCGGCAGAAGAATTATTATTAATCTTAGAGACTAGTAAGCCATTAAATAAATTAAGCTATTCTAAAGATATGGATTCTATAACTAATAAACATGGTGAATACTTAGACAGTATTAAACAAAGTGGTCATTTTGGACCAAACGCAGAATCAATATCTGATAGATTCCCATATAAATATTACCCTTATGTTAGTGAAAATATATGCAACTCTGGCTTCGCAATAAAAGTCCGTAATGACTTTAAACCAGCAATACTTATGTTATTAATAGACAGTAGAATAGACACTAGAGTGCATAGAAAAAACTTATTATCTACAAAAGTGACGCATATTTCAGTATATGTTAGCGATAGGTTATGTATTCAGAATTTTGCTTTACTTAAATAATGGACAACTCAAACCTTTAACTTTCTTATCACTACCACTAGGCACTATCTTACACCAACTAGAGCCGCCTTTTCCACTACTACCTTTACTAGTTTGACTTCCCTTTTTACTACCCTTGTTAACTAAATAAAAGTTTTTAATAGTTTTAATAATAGGTTCTCTAATAGTACTACCCTCTGGAGTGACTCTAGAAACTATATTAACTTTAGTGGTTCTATATATTGCAGTCTTAGGGTGAAGTAAATTTCTTTCTTCTTGAGACTTATCCTTATAAACGTCTGGTCCTTGTTCTGGCGTTAATTCAAAAGTAATATCTACACTTACACCAAGTTCTTGTAGATATTTTTCAGCTCCATCTTTTCTAGCCTTAGCTAAACCATCATTAGTAGGTTCGTATTCATTAGCTTTAAGTTTTGCAGCTGTACTTGGTTGTATACCCTCCATATCAGTTGAAGAAATAATAGAAACACTTAAAATCTCACCACCCATATCTGAAATACCATTAATTATATCTAGTAAAGCTTCCTTACCTTCATCGTTTAACTCGTAATCACCACTATTATACATATCACCGCTCAAATCAGCACTTAAAGACGTATCCATAACCGCTGGACCTGGTAAATCTTTCCAAGTTGTATCGCTAGTAACCTCAATTCTATCAATAGCCCACCCTTGACTTATCTTCTGTTTTGCTGTTCCAGTATATTTAGTCTTAAACGTATCAACACGGTCACTATCTACTCCTTTTAATTTTTCCAGGTTTGCGTTACTAATTTCAATATCAGCAGAACTAAAGAATTTTGCTAATTCGACTTCATTATCTTTAGTAACTTTATCTGGTAATTTATCTTTAACTATGCTAGCAGCTTTAATTTCATCAGGTGTAAACGTTTTATCCGTTTGACCTTTAACGCCAGCTATACTACCAAGCGTCATAAGACCAATTAAAAGAGTTTCTTTCCAACCTTCTTCTAATAATTCAGAATCTTTATTTTCATTTATATGATTTACAATTAAACTTAATTGTTGCTCCGTTATCTTAACTCTCTTGCTCATACTATTACTTTATATATAAATACCTATAAAAAAGAAAAAAGTCCCTTAGAAGGGACCTTTTTACTTTATAATATATCGATTATTTTAAATGTCATCGAAACTAGCTCCAGTTGGAACAATATTGAACTCTACACAAATAAACTCTAAAGCTCTAGTAGGTTTAAGGAATATCCTTCCACAAAGCTCATTTCTGTCTATTGCTTCTGGGTCGTCAACAAGTACCACTCTAAAATCAGTAAGTCCTCTTTCAGCTCTAATATTATCCAATATTGGATTAACTAGCGATAAGAATTGATTTCTTACGATATCATCATTTTGTTCGAATAAAAGTCTAATAGATACGGCAGAAATAAGTTTTCTCGCTTGTAACAATAGTCTTCTAACGTTGATTCTATCAAGTGCAGATTCCTTAACTTGAAGAGTTTTATTACCCCAAATCTTAACACCTTCCGAAGCGAAAGTTGCAATTGGGTTAATTCTACCATCATACAAGTCATCTCTATCTGTTTGAGTTAATTTAACTCTAGCTTTAATTGCGTCAACATCACCTCTTTGTACACCCGCAACTGCAAACCAAGGGAAAGCAATATTATCCGTAAGTGCTATGTTTCTAACTACATCTCTTGTTGGAGGTACGTAAATAAAAACATTATTATCAGTGTCATTAATTTGAACCCAGGGCCAATACACAGCAGTATAATTACTGTCAAGTCCAGTGTTATCTAACTGGTCTACAACATCTTCTGGTAACATCGCAATACCTGAAGCATCAGTATCTGGTATTGTTGCGATATAAAGTGAATCTGCTCTATCTTGTTCTATCATTTCAACAGCTTCTTCTACTAAGTTACTATTACCAAACGCATCAATACCTGGAGTAGCGAATACATTAATATTAATAGCTTCTGGGTTACTCATTGTCCAGATAGCTTCTAAGTAAGCATAGTAATCAGAATTAATTGCGGTATCACCATTTGTAAGTGCTCTAGATTTAAAAGTTCCAATTTTTTTACCTGCAACACCAGCAGTACCATTAACCGTATATTTATCTTCGTTAGTTCTCTTAGTTCTATAGATATCCCATCCATCATAACCTCCGTAAGGTGCAAATGTGAACTTTCTAGCGTATATTTTCTCGTAATCCGTACCAACAACACCAGCGTCACTTCTAAACTTAGCGTTACCAGTGTCAAATTTAAATACTGGACTATAAGTATTACCAGAAGAGTCAATTACGATTTTTACGTTATCAATAGTCGCTCCAGTAGCATCAACATCCATATGGAAACCTTTTGTAAGTCCAGTCCAAATATTCTCATCTGAACCATCTACAGGTGCACCTTTATAATCAAACATGTCTTGGTCAATACCCTTAGTCTCAGAAAGACCTAAGTAAGCTTTTCTTTTGTTCTCAAACGCACTATAAGTTGGTTTGTATTCAATATTTGGCGTTTGTACAGTCCCATTACCACCAATTTGATAATTTCTAACTGGAACTCCTATAAATCCAGATGGAAACGCATCTGAAGTATCAGATTCTTCCTCTAATTCAACAAGCATATAAGTAGACCTTGAGGCGAATTCACCATCAAGTGTACCAACTCTCTTACCAATAAAGTTACCTGAAGCAGGGTTCATTGAAAGCCTAGTAAACCTTTCTAATACTACTGGTTTAGCGTCAGTATCATAATAAGACCTTACCTCAATATCAAACTCTTTATCGTTTAACCTAACATTCTTAATTGAAATTTTAAATTGTTTGTTAGCTGCATTACCATCAGAAATAGTCCATAATCTAAATAATCTTAAAAGGTTAGTACCTCTAAGTTCAGAAACAACCCATGGGGTTACCGCTGGTTTATATTCAGTCTCATAATTTTCAAAACTAGTCTCATACTTTACTAATGAAGATATGTTAATCCCTCTAATTTGTTTATTAGTAACCCCATCAGTAAACATGTTTCCGAATAATTCTTCAACAAATAAAGCTGTATTACCATCTTGTGCATCAACACCTAATACTCTAGTTATATAATTCTTTTTAGTTTTATCAAAAGATAATGAATAACTAAAGCCTTTATTAGCTGAAGTAGTTCCTGTAATACCAAAATCACCCTTAGGGTCAGTCTCAGCTGATACGATAGAACTGTTAAATGCAATGTCAGATGCAGTAGAACCTGTGATATCAAATATCGTCTTCTCATCACCATCAACATAACCTCTACTCCTTAAAAGAGTTACTAATTTATTTTCTATATTAGAATACCCAGTACCTGAGTATTGAATTGTAACACCACTTGTTGTACCTATAGTAATACCACTTGTTGTACTTTCTGAAGTAACAAAATGATTAGTGATTTTAACACCACTAAAATTTAATCCGTTTTTCTCGTACACTGGACCTATGTCCGCAGTAGCACCAGTACTTGCAGTCGCTAAGAAAGCCAATTGCGCAGTTAATAAATTATTATCATACAATGATTGAACTATTGAATCCGAAGATACAACAGATGTAACACCAGCAGTATTAGCAGTGTATTGAATTAATGAAACATGAGTCGTACCAGTGTTCGTTGTAACCACCGTTGTCGAGTCCATAGCTGCATCTAATGTAATACCCCAAGCACGACTTGCTTTATAACCAGAAAAACCTAACACCCTAGTTACGAATAATTGATTTGATTGAGAAAGATAAGACTTAGCAATGTATGGTAACTCATATTTTGGAGCACCAGTATCTTTTATTTTTGTAGCATTAGCCCCACCAAAGAATGATTTAAATTCATCGTAGTTCCCTACAAATATTGGTTGGAATGCTGGACCTTGAGTTGTTTCACCAACTAACCCAAGAGTGGTAACACCTACTTGACGTGTTACGAATGATAAGTCATTTTCTGATGTATAAACACCAGGACTAACGAATACTTTATCTGCCATTATTTTTTGTTTTTAAAATTTTATTAATTATTGTTTCTTATTAATAAATATAAGATTAAAACACAAAAGAATTTTTTATGCCCTGATAAGGGCATATTTAGTATGACTTTTTTCATACTTTCATCATACTTATATAGAAAAGAGTTATGAAACGTAGTAAAAACCTTAAAATAACACCTCCTACACATAAAATATTAAAAGACTACTGTAAGGATAATGGTCTTAAGATGTTTGCTTTTGTAGAAAAACTAATAAAAGATAAATGTATTAAACCAAAAGACCTATATGGTGATGATTAAACATCTACATAACTAAAAAGAAATTACCACTAGATGAACCACCACCGCCACCAGATTTTACTTTAATCTCAAGTGTTTGATTTGATAAGTCATTCCAGTTAGCAGCACCAGTCGCAATACAAACTACAGAACCTGCTGATAGTGCATTTGTCGAAGTACCAACAGCTTGATACCTATTATTATTTAAAGTATTTTTCGGTATAGTAACGCCATTAACTTTTAAATTACCACCACTTATATTATTAGTACTAACAGACATTACCATCATAACAGAACCTGCTGTTATACTAGTTCTTGTTCTTGAATGCGGTGAATCATCTTTATCGTTATTTCCAACCAATCCACCAGCTTCTGCTCCAGTAAAAGACTGAACTTGGGTATTAACTGGATTAAAAACATTACCAGTAAAATCTATTCTAACTTGGTTTGACCCTGTCGCTGGAGCTTCTAACTCCCAAAACCCCCATCTTTGACCAATTTGACTTGATGCGTATTTCAACCTCTCTGTCATAGCCACACCATTATATTTAACAGTAGTCGAGTTATTTGCAGTTGACATAGATATAGCAACAACTATCAGACCGTCAGAACCTGTATTTTGTGTATGATTAAAGGTTAAAAATGAATTTGAACCTGGAGTTGTGGTGTTTGTCGATTTATTTCCTACCGTTATTGCCATATATACTATATTAAAGTTGTTATATCTATAATTTCAGTTAAGTTCATTCCTTCAATGTCAGTTGTCGTCCAAGATGAAGAATAACATAAAGGTTTAGTCTCAAAAAATTCTGAAATGTTAATCACACCACTTTCTAAGTCATCTATATTAGTTAATATCCAATCACCAATACACTCATCATAGTGTTTAGCTATTGCAATTGAATCATCTTCAGATGTTGTATAACCGAACGGGTACTGAACCATATCATCACCATTCATTTCTATTTTAGTTATTATATAATAATTCATTATAAGTCTTTTTATCTTATGCTTCTTGAGATACTGCTACAACATCCCACTTTGTGTCTGTAATGTTATAAATCAAACCAACATATGTAAGTTTATTAGCTACAGTAGTCGTAGGTATTGTATTACCTAACGCTCTATAGATAGCATTCCAAGTTAACGCTCTACCTGTACCATTATCTTTTAATCTAATTATTAACTTTTGACCTTCTACAGGCGTACCTGTTGGGGCTGCTATTGTTAAGGCTTGACTTTGTGCAGTTATAATACTTTGGTCAGTTATTGAACTACTTATAGATAATGTTGCTGTTGATGCAACAGAAACTATTCTAGGCTCTGCTGGTGCATTGTATATTGTTACACTATCACCTATTTTAGTTATCTGAAAGTTGTTTAAAGCATACCAACTCGCATTCATAGAAAAAGATTGTGTACTATCTAACCAAAACTCTACATAATCACCTACCGCTAATTCAATATTGGTAGTTCCAATTGGTGTATCCCAGGAAGTATGTAAGTCTGTTCCAGTAATTCTTCCTGTAACTCCATTTTTTTTACAAAATAATTGAATCCATCCATTACCGTTATCTACAAAAACTTGATTTGTAAATTGGTAAACACCTGCACCACTCGCAGCAACTGTAAATCTATGTGTTGTATTATCCCACTCTCCATTTATATCAAACCCAAGAGTAGAATTATCAACATAGTCAATTCTTTCTGCCGCAGTAGTAAAACCTTGAGTAGTGTCCATTCTACCTTGAACAAGAACTTTAGTTCCTACTCCATCTCCAAGATTTGTTTGCCCAGCTATCATTTCAGCAAGTTCAAGAAATGTACCAGTAGAATTAATGGTAACATTTGAGTTTCCAGAAACACCACCTTCTGCTAGTATAATTCTAACAATATCATTAGCAGCTAAGTCAAGTACTATATCCAAAGAGGATGTAGAAGCAGCTGCACTACCTGCGTTTCTAGCGTAATGTTCAGAGGTTTGATAATCCTGATTATTAGCATCTTGAGCTATATTATTATTAACCGTTATCTTCATAATAGGGTTAGCTCTTTGAGTACCTGAACTAGTAACAGTAGTACCACAATTAACTCTATACCTACCAGCTTGATTAATCCTAACACCATTACTAGTTATAGTAAATTTATCAGTGTTACTATTTTCTGATTGAACTGTCATTGGTACCACTTGGTCAGCACTAGCATATGAAGCTGCTAACCCACCACTAACTATAGAGGCTCTTACATAATCAGCGACACTAGAATTAACATTATCCATACCACCACCAAATACTATTATCTCACCAACGGTAGAACTGACTCTAGTTACCTTACCTATTCTTTGAACTATTGACGTTCCAGTAGGTTTAGCATTAGTTAAATTACCAGAAGTACTTACATAAACATCACCTAACGACAACGAAGAAGTATCTAATCCAGTAGCTTTACCAAATATAATCACAGTTCCAGTAGTGGCTTGAGCTATAGAACTTGTAGCAATACCTATTCCAGGCATTGTAGAAGCAGCACTATTATCTGCCAACTCTACAGTAGTTAAATCAGCACCAACATCGTAATCTGACAATATAACAACCTGACCTTTATTTATTGTTCCAGAAGAATCTTTCTGAACTGACAAGGTAATAGCGTTACCACTACCACCACCAGATAGAGCGTCAATAGCTTGTTTAACTCTTTGAGGTGTAAACCTTTTTACATCAGTTAAAGTACCAGCTTCCGCTTCTGCTTGAGTAGCTACAGCAACTTGATTATTATACGCAGTCTCTATTTCAGCATCTGTTTGGTCAATAGTTGCACTAGCTTCAATACCGTCTAACTTTGTACCATCAGTAGCTACATCTCTACCATCGAAAGTACTGTTAGTAGTTATAGCACCAGTCATTGCACCACCAGACTTAGGTAATGCATTTGTAGCAAGAGTTCCTTGTGCAGAGGTAGCATAATCTGAAGAATCAAAAGCTTTTACTTGTGCTAAGTTGGTTACCTCAGAATCCATTAAAGCGCCAGCAGAGGTAACATTTGCCGTATCAGTTACATCAGCACTAGCCTCAATACCGTCTAGTTTTGTAGTTTGCGCTGAAGTGATGCCTGTCTTAGCTGTATTTGCGGTTATAGCAGAAGCCTGACCTGAAGTGATGCCTGTCTTTGCTGTATTTGCGGTTATAGCAGAAGCCTGACCAGACGTAATACCCGTTTTAGCAGTATTCGCAGTTATAGCACTTGCTTGACCTGAAGTAATGCCTGTCTTTGCCGTATTCGCAGTTATAGCACTTGCTTGACCAGACGTAATACCATCCTTTGCTGTATTCGCAACTACCTCATCGAACTTAGCTTTAGTCATAACTCCAGCTCTAGAAGTACTTGCCGCTGCAATTGTAGCATTAGTACCGTCACTTGAGTTTACATCCACTGAGGTGTTAGTTGTCGTACCTTCCGAAAGATTAGTAGTTATATTAGTATTTTTAGCAGTATTTGCAGTTATAGCACTTGCCTGACCCGAAGTGATACCTGTCTTAGCTGTGTTTGCAGTTATAGCACTTGCTTGACCAGATGTAACACCATCCTTTGCTGTATTTGCAGTTATAGCACTTGCCTGACCAGACGTAATGCCTGTCTTAGCTGTATTTGCGGTAATCTCCGAAGCTTGACCTGAACTAATACCTGTCTTTGCCGTATTCGCAGTTATAGCACTTGCTTGACCAGACGTAATACCATCCTTTGCTGTATTCGCAGTTATAGCACTCGCTTGACCCGAAGTGATACCTGTCTTAGCAGTATTTGCAGTTATAGCACTTACATCAATACCGTCTAATTTTGTTTTATCTGCTGCGGAAGACAAACCTGCCTCTGAAGTCGTTACAGCTGGAACGGTAGCATCTGTACCATCCGAACTTACAATATCTAATGTTGTTGAAGTCTTACTACCTATACTTAAATTTGTAGTACCACCACCGCCTCCTTCTTCAAATATGGATACTACAGTACCGCTTGTATTTTTATAGTATGGTAAATCGGTATCTTTATCAAAAAAGTATACGTCATTACCTACAGAAGGCCAATCTGAAGACGAATCAGTTATTACTGAATACGTTATCCCTTTACTCGTTGGAATTCCACCATTTATATTTGTTATAGCCATTTTATATTTATTTTTTTTATTCTAAAATTATATTACCATAATCATCGGTAGTAGTATTCTGACTATTCCCATCTGCATGAGCTATAGATACACCTGTACCACCTTGCAATTTATTACCTGCTAAATAAACAACCTTTGAAGCGTTTGTAAATCTTAAATTAGGCTTATTTGAATCCGCTTGTTCTGAATAACAATCGTAAACCCTTACAGTTCCGCTATTATAATCATAAAATGAAGCGTTTGTCGTACCTGCGTTTTTATTTATAAAATTACATTTTACAAACTTATTACTCCCTGAATTAGCGACTGCACCATAACCAGATAGTGTTATAAAAGTACTATCGTAAACACCATCTTCAATAGTTGAGAATTGCCCCCCATATTTATTGCCACCAGCGTTAACACCTATACAGTTGTAGATTCCTTTAGGCGACCCAGTACCCGATTCTATACCGTTGTCTAATGTTGAATATCCGTAGCAAAATTGTATTTTTGTATTCGCACCGCCAATTCTAATTGCGGGAAAACCTGTTGAAACGTTGTAAGCTCTGCAGTGTGTAGCTTCACCACCGCCAGTTATAATTAACGCATCATAACCACTAGCACTAGTTTGATTAAAAACACAATTACTAGCATGGCCCCCGTTCATGGTTGTTGTTACTGAGGATGTTACTTTTAACATCTGAATATTACCGCTCAAACTATTTGCCGCTGAACTTTCAATAATCGAACCTGTAATATTTGCTGAAGATTGGATAGATATTTGTCCAATAGTTTGTGATGTTGTTATAAACCTACCGTTTATAATATTCGTGCTAGCCCCTGTACTATATAAAGACATACCTGTAGTATTTATTATATCCGTACCTGTTAACTCTAAATTAGAGCCACTTGTTACAATTAAAGCCCTGTTTGAAGTACTGCCATAAGTACCTCCGCTTCTTTTAATAGTTCCGTTTAATATTTTTACTTTACTACTTGTATTAACATATACACCGTCCGTAGTACCTGTACTAGTACAACTATACGTATATCCGTTCATATTAATAGTTAGCTCTTTGTTAATAGTTATCATAGTGTTACTAGACTCTACTATATTACCATGTAGTTCTACAGCCTGACCTGCATTAGCTGCTGCTATCGCCCCGCTTAAGTCATTATAAAATGTTGGTGTTCCATTACTATCGCTAATAGAAATCAACCCATAACTAGCTTGAGATACCCAATTAGCTCCATCATACCTTTCTATACTTGCTAAATCGGTATCAAATACCATTAAATTGGTATCTGGGGAAGAGATAGCATTCTTTTGGGCAGTTGTAAGCCTGTTCATTAAGAACCCATCCGTAGTACTAGAAAGTTCTAATTTTTTAGTTATTAGTGTTGAACCCTGTAAACTAATGTCTTCGCTTGATATTCTGTCATCGCCTCCAACGGTAAAACCTCTCCATCCAAAAACTCCGTCCATAAAAAAAGCTACGTGATTAAAACTACCGTATCTTATTCTATGACCATTAGTTCCAGCATTATTAAACCAACCCATTTGGTTGTCGTTGGAGGCGCTTATTTCTATTCTATTATTAGAGGTTGGCGCGCCATTTCTAAAGGCGATTTTACCGATATTAGAAAACCCTTGACTTGTAGTTCCTAAATTAAAAATCTCGTTAACTCCTCTCTTAAAACGAAATATGTTGTTTGCGCTACCACCTCCGCCAAATATATGACCACCATCGTCAGTCATTGTATAAAGATTATCAGAACCGTTATTGAAATTCAAATGATTCCCACCTAAATCAACCGTTCTATCACCCGTTAATGTACCGTCATCCGTATAGATTGAATCACTCGTAATACCAGTTACATCTACCGAGTTGCCATCATTCCTATTAAGCACTATTGTACTTCCAGAATATGTACCGCCAGTTACAAATGTATCACCACCACCACCACCTTCTTCAAATATGGATACTACAGTACCTCCTGCATTTTTATAATAAGGTAAACTAGTTGCCTTGTCATAAAAATAAACATTATTACTTACCGAAGGCCAATCAGAAGATGAGTCAGTTATTACTGAATATGTTATACCTATCGCGGTATTTGGTAGTTTAGTTGTTGTTACTGCCATGGTTTATTTTTATTTAATTATAATTATGTGGTAACATTGCCATAAGCATCAGTTTCCAAGTAATTTAAAGTTATGTTTGAGTTTATTGGTGTTGCTGAACCATCAAAAGAACAACTAGCCACTTTCATATTCATAGCCACATTACCCTTTATGCAATTAACTGTTGAATCTGCTACTTCAAAATCACAATTAACAAAAGTAATTACAGAAGCACCATCAAGAATATTAGCAGCATGTGCTGTACCTCCAGATGTTTTTTCACTTATGAATGTGCATTTTTTAAATTTACTAGTAGAAGATGAGTAGTTATAGAAAGCTACACCATCTTTATTTCTAAATGTGCAATTAATCCAATTCGTAGTAAATCTTGATACTACATTATTAGCGCCAGAATTAGTGGTAAAGCTTACATTCTCAACTCTTTCAGCATTTGAAATAAAAGCACAATCAGTGCTATCACTAAAAATATCACCGTTAAGTAATATTGAAGTAGATGGGACATACAATGTGTGTGTTCCACTAGTAGTTTTACAATAAAAATTTTCTATTTTATATGGTGAAGACAATGAGTGTACAGCATAACCCGATACACTTATAGCTGTAAAATCTTTAACTATTGGGACAAGTGATTCTAATAAAACACAGTTACCACTATTAGATTCGGCATAAAAATTAGTTACTGAGGTTACAGCAGACCTAACTCTTAAAGCTGCTCCAGTACCTTCAGCAATTGCTTTAAAATTAGTAACATCTCCACCAGCATTTAAAAAACAAGCCATTCCAGAACTTGTACTAATAGATATAAAATTTGTTAATGAAATACCTCCTAATTCATCAGCTAAGAAAACACCATAACCCGTATTGGTTTTAAAAGTAGTATTTCCTAAGTCCCAAATATCAACACCTGATACTGATGCAGATATTTTTAAAGCACTACCTGCTTCACTATACACATAACAATTAGATATTGAGAAATAACCTAGACCAGCTACAAATTCTATAGCACTACCAGTTCCAGTAGTTTTTATTATGGAACCATTTATAATCTTCACCCTATTATTATTATAAAAGTATATGAAAAATATCTGTGATGCGTCATTACTAGTATTTGATATAGTAAATCCATTTAAATCAATAGTTATATTATCAATGTTTGTTTTAGTTTGAGTATTTATAGGTGCTGTTACAATTATATTATCATGTAGTGTAATAGTAATATCCCCACCAGATATATTAGCTGCAGTTAAAGCTGACTGAATATCAGTATAAAATACTGAACCTCCACTTCCGCCTTCTTGGGTAAGTTGTACAATCCCTACTCCAGCTGCAACATCTACCCATGCAGTACCATTATATCTTTGTAAGCTACTTAAATCAGTATCAAATACCATTAAATTGGTGTCAGGTGATGATATAGCATTCTTTTGAGCAGTTGTTAGCCTTGGCATTAAGAACCCATCAGTAGTAGTAGAAAGTTCAACTTTATTTAACAGCTCAGTACTTCCATTTGCATTAAACCTTACTACTTTTCTACTATTTGTTGAGTCCCATAAATACAAATCGTTATCAGCAAATGTAGAGGAATTACCCGCATTACTATTTACAAACCACCACTGAGAAGTGCTAGTACCAATTTTCATCTTAGGGTAGTTAGCAAAATCAAACGATAAAAAATTTGTATTAGACTTCGCATCTAAATTTCCACCTATTAAAGTATTTCCATTTGTCTGTATATTATAGTTAGTATCTAGATTAGATTTTATAACACCACCTAAAGCTATGCTTGTATCGTTAAAAATTCTAAACGGTATACTTGACCCAACTCCTATACCAAACTCATTAGCATTAAATGTGGATGATGCGTTAGCACTATATAAAGACCAAACTCTACTACCCCCATCAATATTAAAACTAGAATGTGTATTCCAGCCAGGGTAAACAGATTTAGTTCCATTTGAAATCTTAAACAACCCTGTAGCATTAAAAGTTAAACTATTACCATCTAAATCAACCGTTCTATTTCCCGTTAGTGTACCATTAGCAGTATAAATTGAATCACTCGTAATACCAGTTACATTAACCGAATTACCATCATTCCTATTAAGGATAATTGTACTTCCAGAGTATGTACCACCAGTGACAAATGTATCACTACTACCACCACCCTCTTCGAATAAAGATACAACCGTACCTCCAGAGTTCTTATAATATGGTAAATCTGTATCTTTATCATAGAAATAAGTACTATTGGTAATCCCAGTCCAGTCAACACTACTATCAGTTATTGCTGAATAAGTTATACCTTTTTCAGGTCTTGTATTTGTAGTTACATTGTTAATTGCCATTGCCTTTAATTATTTTAATATTATATTCCCAAATGCATCAGTAGTCTCTATTTGTAAATTTTCTGATAATATACCCGCTCTACTATATATATCTGTAGAAGTTGCCGTGTTTTTCATACTTAAACTTGAGAACGTTAAAGTAGTATTCGCATTAACCTCCAAACAATACTTACCTGTAGTGTTGCACATAAGAGTAACATTAGATACTTCTGCAATTCCAGATATATTATTATTATTAAACAATAAAGAACTTCCACCTGTAGAATCTATAACTCCACCTCTAATTATCATACCAGCACCCGTTGTATTTAAAATTCCAGCACCACCATTTGCTTTTATATAACATTCATAAAATTCCATAGGTAGGTTAGTTGAAACTCCCCCACCAGAAGATATAATTTGTGTGTTATACATTCTAACATTTGATGTGTTAGTTATAACAAAAGCATAACCAACAGTACCAGTCCTTTCTAGCTTACAATTATTAAATTCTTGCTCACCACCAATACCTATTCTAACTTCGTCATTATTAGTCATGATAGAACAGTTATTAAATATTGCCGACCTACTACCAATTGCCGATTCACCATATGTAATTATCGTACAATTATTAAAAACTCTAACCGTTTCCCTTGAAGCAATCGTATAACTTCCACTTACACCAAAAGTAGGTCCGTAAATAATGGAGTTATTAACAATCACGTTATCCCCATAAATAGTCTCAGAACTCCCTGTAGGTTTATACAATATACAATTATCAACAGTAACGAATCCAGCTACACAATACGTGACACTACCTTTCATTATCACACCCGAAACCGTAGAACGTGCCCCAGCTCCAGTGAAGGAACCTCTAGTGCTACCACCAACGCTTTGATACACGGTCACTGCACCATCACCTACAAATGTGTTCCCACCTAGAAACATAATAGCTGCAGTATTAATACTAGTTGATTCAACCGAGAAAGTACCGTTAGTCATTTTAACATTAACACCCGTCGAAATATAAAGTCTTTGTAAGTTAATACAATTAATATGATGTCCGTTCAAGTTGATTGTGATATCATTAGTCCAAGTCCAACTTGTAATCCCACCACAATCAACTGCCTGGTCAGTTTGAACGTCTATAACATCACCAGCAACTGAAGCATTATAACAAGAATAAAAATTATCATAATACGTAGTTGAACCACTACTTCTTAACGCAAAATCATATTCTACGTATTCATTAGAAATCCAAGTAGAACCGTTGTATCGGTATTCTCGATTATCGTCAGTGTTTAATATTTTTAAATATGTATCAGGAGATGAAATGGCATTCATTTGAGCCGTTGTTAACCTCGGCATTAAGAATCCATCTGTGGTGGTTGATAACTCTAATTTTTTAGATATAAGAGTATCTTCTTGTAATGATATTTTTTCAGTCCCAATTCTTGAATTTCCCCCAACAATAAAATAACCTAAACTACCTGAAATACCACCTTGATAAAAATTAACTCCACCGCCTGAACCTCCTTGCTGTATTTTGTGCATTAGGGCACCACCAAAGAAAAATTTACAAGAATTTACTCCAATCTCTACTCCGTTATTTGCCGTATTACCATCTGAAAACCTCCAAATATTATAAGAACTTGCTTCAAGACCAAAATAACCACCACCTGCTGAAGATGATTGAAAATTTGTTGAACCTACTTTATTTTCCAGCTTTAAAGCTGCTGCACTCCCTCCTGAGCGAATTGTTACACCTCCGTTTTTACCCCAACGTGTATATCCGTCAAACGAACCACTTTCAAATTCAAAATTTATAGGTGCTACTTCGCTTGATGTTTCAGCATCAAAATCAAAAGTTAATTTATTATCACCTAAAGTAACCGTTCTATTCCCTGTTAAAGTTAAATCAGCGTTTGAAATGTTACTACTTGTAATACCAGTTACATTAACCGAATTACCGTCATTTCTATCAAGTACTATTGTACTACCAGAGTATGTACCACCAGTAACGAATGTATTAGCTACAGCAATACCAGTTAAATTAGAACCATCACCATAATAAGTTGTACCAGAAACGTATCCACTTACACTTAAGTCGTCATCTATTGACCATAAATCAGTATTCTCTAACCAAAGTATTGACTTAGTATCTGCACTACCTCTAAGTACTTCAAAACCAGAGTTCAATATAGGCGTAGTAGAACCAGTGACATTTGAATTAAGGGTAATTATATTATCCTTAATTAATACTTGTTCACTATTAATAGTAGTAGCAGAACCTATTATATTAACATCACCGTTAATTAATAAATTACCATCTACAGTTAAACCACTTAAATTATCTATTGTAGTTCCTACACTAGTACCATTATTTAAGGCTATATTTAATTGATTATTCGTAAACGTAGTACCAGTGACAAATGTATTACCACTAGGTGATGTTATATAATCATCAACGTATTTTTTAGGAACTAAAGACGTACCAACTAAAGTTGAATAGTTAGCCCCAGCACCCGTATCATCATTAGTCTCTCCGTACCCATTAAGTCTAATACCTTTTTTATTGGTAGAAGCATCTTCGTATTTTGAATCAGAGGTAGCGGTTCCAACATGTAAAGCGGAACCAAATAAATTACCAACAATAGTTTGATTTGGAAAAGTAGTTATCCCTTGGGAACCCGCATCTACTAAGTTAATAGAGGTAGACGAAACACTAAACATCCCAGACCCTGTGTTAGTGGAATTTGGAATACTTACTGAAAAAATATTTCTAGTTAATTGAGTTTCATTTTTATAACCATTAACGTCAAAAACTTGCCATATAAAATTACTTGAGGATTGATAAGTATAACTTTTATTATTACTATTGTGTGATTGCCAAATAGTCCTATTCCAAAGAGTAGGGCTGTCCGACTCTTCAAAAGTTCTCATTGCGTTCGCAACATCTGGACTATTAATAATTGAATTTGAGGAAACATCTTTATATTGTTTCACATAAACATTCGGTCCTTGACCTTCAAAACACCCTACTACTCCAGCAAATGTTGAATTATTCGAATATCCAATAAGTTTATATTCTCCCTGAAGAGAAACATTGTTAAATTTTGAAATATACTGCTTACTACCTCCGATAACAGGAAGGTCACCCAAAGCATCAGAACCCCAATTAATTACGTTTGCCCCTGTAGAAGGTATAAAATAAAAATTATTAGAAGCTGTTCCATTATTTAAAGTACCTCCTAAATCAATCTTACCAGTAGTTTCATTATAAGTTAATCCCGCTCCAGCATTACTAGTCAGTCCACTTAAATCAACAGTATACGCAGATAAACTATCATTCCTATTAAAAACTATTGTCTCACCTACAAGAGTAGCACCAGTAGTAAAATCGTTGTTATCTACACCAGATTTTAAATCAACCCATTCTTTAGTAACCAGAACATTACCTGTAGCTGCGGATATATCAGGTATAGTGTCACCACTAATCCAACCGCTAGGTGAGTTAGTATAATATATTAGATTTCCATTAGTTTCGTTACCGTAATTTAAAATAAACTCTAAATTAGTTGTAATTAAATCTACAGTACCAGAACCACTATAAGAACCAAAATTATTAAAACTTCCGTTAACAACTACAACCCTACCATCATTACCTACCGTTGAACCCGACTCAATAGTTAAATCACCCCATATAAGGTACATATCATTAGTACTAATACCTTTATAACTACTTAATATAGTATGTTCTATAAAACCGTCATTACCACTACCTTCTACAATAAATGTTTTATTTATATTTGACGTATTTTGATTGCAACTCATATTATTAATATTCTTTAGTTTAATTATTAAACCTAACCAGCTAAACCACAACTAACCGTAGTGGTTCGGTTATTTATAAATATCTAACATAATGAAAAAAGGAGACCCTAATTAAAAAATCTCCTTTATTATCTAATAATGACCTTATTAAATTATTTTATATTATATTGATTATTATAATAACCCTTCATATTTTGAATACTCCGTTAACTTTGTAGAATCTAATAATTTCATCTTTGGTATTCCAGTTGCATAATTAATTCCTGTAAAGTTATCTACAAACGTAGTAGCTTTCAGTGTTCCGTTTGTTATAAATTCTCCAACAATAAAAGCATTATCTTCAGTGTCATCACTAGTCCCAAATACAACTTGCCCAGCAGTAACAGCTAATGGGTTTACAATAACTTTAGTTGTACCATTAAATGAAAAGTTACAGAATTTAGTATCTATGACTGAACCTCCGTATCTATTAGAACCTCTTTTCCAATCGTAGAAACTTGTTTGAGCACTTGGGTCAGTATAAACAATAGTTGCATTATTGTAATTTACAATTGCAGTAGGTTTATGGGCTGATGAATCCTGTGTCCTTGAATAATCTAACCTTGCCCCAACTCCTAATAACACCAAACCAACATTCATATCAAGTACAAAAGAAATCGGAACATACGCAGCATCCATCCTAACAGATGTGACTGAAAGATGACCACCATCTCTTGAACCTACTGGAATTGTTGTATCGTTGTGTATTTTAAATACTCCTACATTAAATTGTACATAATGATTGCAATTATGATATGCTGAAACAACCCCACTTTCATCATTAGCCTTATCTCTATGTGGGTCATATGATTCAAATATCGGTGCCGTTATTATAAAAGTAGATTTAGCAGTTGCTGAATTAGAACAAGTAAAACCACCTCTCTGACCTCCTACATAATGACCGCCTATTGTTATTGATTTTCCTGCGGTTAATGACATAAATGCGTTATCGCAATCAGACGCACCTGAAGTGTCAGTATGTACAATTTTACTTCCATAACCTAAATCATTTGTTCTAATACTACCTTTTGAGTAAAGCTTACAAGTTGTGTTAGGAGCGCTTATATTTACAAGTTGCCAAGCATAAACAATATCACCACTTGCCCTAATATCTATCGTACTACCATTTCCATCTAAGTAAAAGTTCCAACCATCATCACCGATAGTTTCAATATGTTCAGTATCAAGCATTACTACTTTAGATGCTGATGTTAATCTTATAATAGACCTTTTCCATACGCCATACCAATATGAATCAATAGTAAATCGTCCACCTATTATCGTATAAGAAATGGCTGTTCCTGATTGGTCTGTCCATAGGGCATTCCAGTCTTCTCCCGTAATAGCTGGGTCGGTGGATGGATAGGACATTAAAGAATTGTTCTTAAAAATATAAGTAAGTCCGTCTTTCCCACAATTAGCCTCAACGATGTCGGTTAAAACTATTATAGTTTGACCACTAACAGCAGCACTTTCAGCACCAGAAATAGTTTTCCAAGCGGTAAACTCGCTACCAATAACTGAATCAGTATCACTAC